GTTCTATCAGTAGTCCAGCGTCTTATAAGGTTGCGTTGGCTGTGGGGAACGGAGGCCCTTGGGATAACGAGGATTTTGGCAATTCAGCTTCCTATGCGGGAGTTTTGAATGGCAAAGATGTTCGTTTAGACCAACAGTACTTCGTTCTTACACAGCCCCCTATCGGAGATTATAATTTGTTTAACTCTAATGGGGTTACACCTCAACCGTACTTAACAACTAGTACGGCGCCATATGAGAAAGCGAATTTCTCATCTTTCCAATATAATACTCCCGGTATTCAGCTCCAACCTTTCCTAACGGGACAGTTAGGAAATAGATGGAAGCTACCTATTGGACAGTATAATTTTAGCTTTGTTGGTACAACAGCAGATACTTTTTCTGCGACAGCCACTCTGTCGGTAGTCGTTGGTAATTCAACTGATCTTCAGAAGGATGAAACCTTCACGTTAAGGTCCACTGCTAATACCATGACTAATTTTTCTGCTAAGCTTACGGTCGCGGCGCCCGTTACTGTGGAGCTGCGCGTACCGTTAACAACGGTAGGCGCAACCTATACTAACGCGATGCTTACGATCACTCCTACTGTGTATTCGGCAGCTACACAAGTGGGAACTGTCCCTTTTGCCGTCTCAACGTCCAGTATCCCATCTGGGGAGTCGGGCATTGTTCAATCGTTACGTACCGTTGGTATGTCAGTTCTGGCTACTTATACTGGCCCCTTACTGACTAACGGCGGTAATATCGCTTGTGCTTATGTCCCTGGATCAACGCTCCAGTCAAGCTACTTTACTAATGCGCCCTTGTCTAGTACAGGTGCATATCAGAATTGGGAAAACCTTTCTATGATACCTGGATCTTACAATGGCCCTATTAGTCAGGGAACTTACGGGTGGTGGTCTGCTGAAGACAATGAGGACCTTGAATTTAAGGTGCCTGACTCTATTTCTTTGCCGGGTGCTAGTAGGCCTCCGTCTATTATAGTGAGTGGACAGTACGCGCCAGGTCCTATAACGCAAGATCAAACACAAACGGTTATTCGTTTAGAGGTTACTACGGTTTATGAGGTTTTAACTACCTCACAATTGTGGGCTTCTGTTCAATGTGTTGGTTCTCAGCATTATATGGATCAGGCGAATAGTGTCCTTGCTCAACAGCCTCACTGTATGGCGAATGCCGATCATATGCAGTGGATGAAGGATTTTTGGGGGGGGGTCAAGAAAGGCATTGGTCTTCTTGAAGCTCC